TGAACAAAGGCGTCGGTCGCGTTCCACGGCTGACCGGTCTCTGGATTGATCTGTCCGCTGTTGATAAGGCCGCTGACGGCAGCAGACAAAAGGCTGCCTTCCGTCGGCTGATGGGCGCCCACCATCGCGGCGCGCGCCTGCATTAACGCCGCCGAAGCCATTTGCGCCGATGCGCGCGCCAGGACCCCTTGCGCGTAGCTGTCCTCATGTTGATTGCGGACGGCCAGTACACCCTGCTGATACGCCGCAGTGTTCGCCATCTGCGCCTTCCGTAGCAGGGCATTTTCTTCCAATTGCCGCTGCTGTTGCAAAGCTGTTCCAGCTTCCTCGAAACCGGAACCGAGGTCTGCTCCGAAGCCGCCAGAATGTCCGCCCTTCAGCATACCCGCCGCGAATTTCAGCAGCGGGACATTTACGGTCGGAAGGTCGTTGCCGCCCCCGCCGCCCCCTCCGCCGCCGCCCGCGCCTCCGCCGCCCACGCCGCCGCCTCCGCCGCCCGCGCCGCCCACGCCGCCGCCTCCGCCGCCCGCGCCGCCCACGCCGCCGCCTCCGCCGCCCGCGCCGCCCACGTCGTCGCCTCCGCCGCCCGCGCCCTGCCCGGAGGGCAAATACGGTGGCGCACCCATATTCGACGGCCCCTGCGGAGATGCCTGGTCCGATGAGGCAAGGGGCGGAACTTCCTGCGGCGGCATCGGCGGCACGGGAAGGGGTAAATCTTGCGAAGGGCCATTCAAAGGATTGGCCGCTGCAAGCGGCTGGCGGTCGTTGCCAGCGGCGAGGATCGCCCGAGCGTCGCGAAGAGCGCGGACGCGCTCCGTCACATCTGGGTTAGGATCTTCGCCCGCGATCAAGGCCAGCGCACCGCGCGAATTCGTACCGTTGTCGGAGACGTTTGTCGGTGCGGCAGCGGTGACGTCGCCTCCATTGGCGTAGCGACGAAGCGCTGGAACGCCGCGCATATCCGGCTGTCGTGCCGCCTGATAGGAAAGCGCCCCCACCATGGGTCAAGCCGCCATGGCGTGACGCCGAAGCGCGCCGCCGCCGCTACGGCGACGTACCCGCCCGCCATCTCGCAAGCTTGTCGCCGAGGATCCGCTCCCACCGAAAAGTGCGTTGGCGCCCAAAGCCGTGCCGACGAACGTCGAAAGCGGGGAGGACGAGTAGGCGGACGCTGGCGCGAACGTCGTCCCGACCTGCTGCGTGTTCGTCGGAATGTTCTGGCCCCGGATAATGTTGCTCGCGTACGCCAAATTCTGGTACGGCCAGTTTTGCTGCGTGTTGAAGTTGTTCATGGCGGCATTAATATTCGCCTGGTTGATCGTGTCCTGAGACTGCCCGGCGGCTGCGACGGCGCCGATGTCCGCAGCACCAAGTTGTTGAGTCTCGCTGCCAAGCGTTCCCATCTGAGCGCCCGCCGCGCGTGTATTGGTTTGCTCCTGAAGGGCTGTGTTCAATGCCCCCGTGTAGCCGCTCTGAAGGGCCGAGGATGTTGCCTGATCGAGCGCCTGGTTCGACTGGTAGAGCGCGTTGTTGTACTGCTGCGCTTGCTGCGGCGACGCCGCCTGCCCCGCGCTGACGAATTGGCTTTGTATCTGCGGAAGCTGGTTCTCGAAGAGGTTTTTGTTTGCCGCCGTCTGAAGGCCTTGAACCACATCGCTGGTGTAGGGCGACATGTACTGGTTGATCTGAGATGCCCCGATTGGAGCCGCCGACGCGCTCGTCATGCCTGCCGCTGCGTTAAGCGCCGGCATATAGTTGCCGACGTTGTTCGTCGCCATCTGCCAAGACTGCTGAGTGTCGGCGGAAGGTGCGGCAACCTGCTGGCCAGGGAATGGCGCGTAGGTTTGGCCAGCGACATTCGTCGCGGCGTTCGAGAGGTTGTAAAGGTACTGCTGGTACCATAGCGGGTTCGTCGTGCTGGTATCCGAGCTGGTGGGAACCGGCGGAGCAACGCTACTGCTGAACAGGCTCGAAACCGCTCCCGACATTATACCCCCCTCATTTTAGCCATAGCGTTCAGCGCGCCAAGGTGGCGTTTCGGCGTAATTCTGCCGCCACTCTTTGCTCCTCCGCTATTGTTGATCAGCGTCGAGGGGTCTGTGGTCGAAGCGTCTGCGGTCGTAGAGGCCGGTAGAGTGGACGCAGCGGCAGCGGCGGCGGCGGCTTGATTTGCTGTATTGATAGGGCCGGCCCACCCGAAATTTTGTAGCGTGTTCCCTTGGAAATACGTCTGTTCCGGGCCTCCATACTGAGAGTATGGCAGCGAAACAGGCGCGACCGAAGATGGCTGAAACGGATGGAGGGGGGGGATTTGAAACGCCGCATATGGTGGGGTCGGCGTCGATCCCATTACTGAGCCAGGCGCTGAACTGGGCGCCGACGTCGAGTCCATAATTGGACCCAAAACGCGACCCGGCGCCGGAGAGTTGCTGCTTCCGCTTGTCCCACCAGATCCCAGCAACGGCGAAAGCAAAACGCGACCCGGCGCCGGAGAGTTGCTGCTTCCGCTTGTCCCACCAGATCCCAGCGTCGGCGAAGGACCGAGCGCTTGCATCTGCTGAAGAAATTGAAGGTCTGCGAACGGCATTAGGCCCTCCCGTTGCTGGCGAATTGAGCCAACACGCCGCGGCCGCGAGCCAGCTTGCGTCGGTCCCGGTCAAGCCGATCGGCGCCACGAACGGGATCGCCGCCACCAATCTCACGCATGTCCTGTGCATCCAGAACGTACTCGTGGTTCGACAGCATGGCGGGAATTGAGTCGCTGGTTTCCGTTCCAGGTCCCATCACCCGATGATTGCCGCTACCGGTCCGAAACTCCAAGTTGCGGTTCAAGGCGCCGCCGCGAGCCAATCCTGTCGGATTGGCTGGGGTCGAACTGGATGGCATCTGTGTTGGCGTTTGGGTGGGTGCCACCTGTCCAGGCCACCCCGTGCTCGTAAGGGAATTCCCTTGAAAAAAAGTCTGCTCAGGCCCCCCGTATGTCCAATAATTACTCGGCTGAGAAGACGGCACAGATTGGGATGGGGTCTGGGGTGGGGCCTGGGGTGGGGCGGAAGCGCTTGAGCCTTGCGAAGCGAACGGGTTCACGGCCGTCCGACCGGGAGCGTTAGTGTTCAGGGGGGCGTTCCAGTACGGACCGTTGTTCACGGACGAAGGACCGACCTGCGCGGGTGCCGCCCCGGATCCCGTGAGCATCTTACCTCCCGCGGCAAGTGCTCCAAGCAAAAGAGAGCCCTGAGTCGAGGAGATCCCCGTACCGAGAATTCCTCCTGCTCCAGGAGCGGCCTTGCCTCCAGCAACTTTTGCCGCATTTCCCAAGTCGGCGCCTCCTGCGCCAGCATCCGCCGTGCTTGCGCCAGCATCCGCTGTGCCCGCGCCAGCGGCGTTTATGGTTGCATCTTTAGTCAGAGCGGCGTTTGTTGATGCCAAACCACCAGCGTTTTCCCCAGCCTGGACCGCACCGGGCGCCAAAGCCGGAGTGGCCGCCGTTTCCGCTCCGGCCGCTCCGGCCGCTCCGGCCTCTCCGGCCGCTCCGACCGATCCGGCCGCTCCGGCCGTTCCCGCTCCGGCCGTTCCCGCTCCAGCCAAGGCCCCTTTTTCGGCATTGGCAACATCACCGCCAATCCCCATGGCGTCACCGCCAGCGGTGGTGCCAATCCCAATGGCGTCACCGACAGCGGTGGCGCCGCTTACTACGGCGTCAGCGATAGCGCCGACGCCGCTTACTACGGCGTCACCGATAACGCCGGCGACGCTTCCTATGGCACCGATTGCATCCCCGATGACCCCTGCGACAAGACTAAATGGCATCACCCAACTCCTTCGAGTCGATGTTCTTCCTCGACCGCAACACTCTCCGCAGTGCCGATGTCGTGAACGCAAAGGATGATAACGTCATCGGTCAGGGTCAGAAACAGGTGCTTTACATGAGCCGCGATTGTGATGCCCACCGGCGCCTCAAAATCGCCAAGCTCCTTGTCACCAGCCCAAACACGGACCTTTCCACGGACAAGAACGCTGACGTGTGGGTAAACGTGAGAATGTTGCGGCACGACCATGCTCGCGCGCGAAAGCGCGATCGTCTTGCCGAACACGCCATCGGCCCATTTGATATCCGTCGTGCCAACAGTCTCTTCCGGACGCAGGGAGCGCAACTGTCCAACCATGCCGTTCATCGCTCCACCCTCATCGTCGTGATCAGTGCGATCCGCTCTTTCTCCCCGCGGTTCTCGACCGAATGCGTCACCAGGTTGTTGAACAACCACGCCTCACCCGGCTTCATGATAACTGTTTCGTCTTCACAGCGATTAAGGCACTGCTCGTTGGCCTGCAAAATTACATAGGCCTTGCAGTTCATGAATTCCGGGTGCCAGCCTTTGTCGGCATGCGGCAAAATTGCTTTTCCTGGAGGGATCCTGGTAATCAGAATGCCGCCCAGGTAGACCGCCTGCACCATAGCCATGATATGGAAAACGATGGGATGCAGCGCGGGCAGATCGTGCCACGCTGAATAAAAGGCGGCAAAATGGGGATCGCCGAAACGCGCCGGCTCCGTCAATTCCTGTTTGGGCCGAAAGCGAAGCCAGATATCCGACGATTGGGTATGCGGCGAGTTGGGAAGGCTCGTGCGTTCTGGGTCGCGGTCCCACAAGTGCGGCTGCGCCAGAATTTGGTCGAGCGCTTCGTCGACTGGAATTCCCTCGGCCAGCAGATGAAAATTTTTCATCCCGCTGCACCAGCCTGAGAAAGCGGGCCTGATTGTCCTTGCGCCGGAATGCCGGCAACGGGTTGAGGCGGCCTTGCGGCGCTCCCTATCACCGCTAGGAATCCGCGGCGCATGGAGAGCGCGCCGGCTTCGAGTTGCTGCTGATTGGTGCCGGGAGCGGTGCGGAGGCGACTGATAAAATCCGCCAAAGCCAATGCGAGGGCGTGCGCTTCGATGGCGGACGGCTGCCCGTTTCTGACCCTTGGCGGCGGTGCGGATGCGGTGGCGAGAGCGCCAAACCTGCGGCCCGGACTGCCTCCAGACGCCATGTTGGGGGATACGGTCGAAGGGAACGCTGTCGAGTTCATAGGAAAGGCCCTGCCTTATGGCTAGACACTGGAGGTCTCGGCCGACGAGCAAAGCGTCAACAGCACAACCCTCATAGCAGGGAAAAGCAGGGCTGGTGAAGCCCTATCTTACCAACAGGTCCAGGGACCGGTTCAGCTCATGCGCCCAGGCCTGCCAGTCCGAAAACCCTTCAGGGTGGGGGGGCAGCAGCGCGGCTATCTGCGGCAGCCCAATGACCTCTTCTCCCCATGCCCGCCAGGACGCCCCGGCGCGATGATCGGAAACGACGCCGTAGGACGACAGCAAATGGACCATCATCGCCGACCACAATTCGAAACTCATCATACGCGGGTCGATTACGATCACGATACCTTCCTGGCGTCTGACTCTTCGCCGTGACCGATGTTTTTGCCGCAGATGTAGTTGCCGCCAATGACGTTCGACTCGATATGAAGGCGGGTCAATCGCAGACTTTGCCTCGGTGTGTAAGAGGTCATTTGTTCTTGGGGCACCGCGGGCTGAGAAACAATGGGACTGGACGCGCTGTTCGCTGTCGGCGCCCGGGCGTTTGGCGCTCCGATCAGATAGGTGATGAGATCGCCGTTTTGGATGAAGTCCGGCTCAAGCTGGTGGAAACTGAGGCCGCCATCATCGGGCGGCGTGTTTTTGGGCCCACCGAAGTACCCCGTCTCGAAATACGAGCGCACTGGATGTAGCCCCTGGTTGTCTATCTGATCAACGCCGTATTCGTGGAGCCAAAGCTGGAACCCGTTACCATCGGAAGCCGCGATGCTCCCCCCCATGATGGGGTACTTGACCCCTTGAGCGAAGTACCCCGCGCTCCGACCGCCGTTCGGCAGCACGGTGTCGTACCAGCAATTCTCCCGCAGGTTATAGATGACCGCATGGCTCGGCTCGAAGTTGCCGAACATCGCCGCGCACCACCATATTTCGCCGTAGCGCGGGACCTTGAAGGCAAACGTCTTGGCTTCGCACCCCGGCGTCAGGTTGTCGAAAAACCAATCTTGATTCGAGACATTGGGAATCTCCACCACGGTGCCATTGAACACCATGAAGCGTCCGACAGCGGCCCAAAAATACAGGCCGTCGTATTCGATGATCACGTCAGTGCCCAGGATGGATGACGACGACGATATTGTGTTAAACGAAAACCAGGCGGGCGTTCCGACATAGACCGCAGTGATGACCTCGGAAACGGTCCAGAAGATCGCTGCCGGGCTTTGCGTGCCACCGCCGCGGATGGGCGCTCCGGCGAGCACCTTTTGAGCGGATATCCTGGCCTGCCCCGCTCCCGACGAGCCACCGGTGACGCCAAGGTAGTTCGGTAGGTTCGGCGCACTCCACCGTACTTGGCCATACGAGTCGAAAGAAAACACAAACGGTTGTACGCAAACGATCCCTCCAGACACCGCGGGCTTCACGTAGATGGCCGGGCTGGCGGCGCCTGGATCGCTGAACGGCAGCAAGATATAGGGGGCATCGATCTGCCCGAGGAATGGCACCGTTTGCACATTCGTGGAGGAAACGGTCACGTCGGGGACCGCGTGCACGACGATCTGCACGACTGAGCTCGTCGTGTCGAAAATGGCATCCATCGTAAAACCGATGTCCGCGCCACCGACGAAAGTGACAGGCGTCCGATCCTGTATCGACAGCATGTTGCCGGCCGCGTCCATGACAACCTGTTGAATGCCGTACGATGTTCCGACGTGGACGTAGACGAGACCGTTTTGGTAGAAACAATGGATTCGGCGCGGAGTGCCGTTGATGACGTCGGTAATTTGCTTGAACCCTCCCATTTTACGAGGGCGCTTAAGCCGCCACCGGCACCACAGCCCATCCAAATAGCGAGAGGAATCGAACGCTGTTCCGTCCCGATCTATGCCAGGCATAAAGTCCAGGAGAAACGGCTTAGCCACGGGCCTTGCCTTTTTTTCTTACGGGTTTCACACTTTTTTCAAGGGCGCTGATCTTCTGGACGCACCATTTCAGCGCGGCCGTGAGATAAGCGACGTCATGCGTGTAGTCGCGCGTCAGACGAAATCCGTCTGAGGCAAAGCCGTCAGATTGGGCGAACTCTGGGCCTGGGTCTGGCACAACCGTAACCGCATCCCCGCGACCGTTAATAAGTTCCTCCTGCGCGATAAATCCAGCACCCGGACGGTCGTGTATCATGTAAGTGACGGGCCGCCCTCGACTGATCCAGTCTATCGCCTTTTTCGCCGTTAAATCTTCGATTTTAGTTTTGATCCGAGCGTCTGAAATGGTAAAAAATCCACCAGCAGACATAACAGCAGCGCCGTTTGTTGTCATGCCGACGTTAACTGACCAAGCGTTTGTTACGAGGCCGAGGGCTGCCGTAAGGTTCCAGCTATTCCCTGTTTGTATCGCTGATCCAGTTGAAACGATGGTTCCCCCGGTCACAGCGCCGGTGGCAGTGATTCCCCCTCCGGCGGTGAGGTTGTTGGCTATAGCGACGGTGCCGGAAACAGCCGAAATAAGCGTCCCCGCCGTCGGAAGAGTGACGCTCGTATTTGCCGTCGTCGTCAACGTCAGGGTGTAAGCACCAACCGTCGTGAACGGGCCGCCCAATGTGACAGACACACCTCCGATCTTGCCGACCGTTGTCGTGATCGCCGTCGTGCCCGTCCCCGTGGCATCGCCAGACAAGGTGATCGTCTGCACGCCCTGAAATACCGTGTACCAGTTGCCGTTGGCGTCCGTGATTAGAAGCGTGGAGTTGCCGGACGCCACGGTGACCGAAACACCGACCGACCCACCATTTATTTTGTCCGCCGCCTGCGGCGTAAGCGTGACCGCTCCGGCGGTAGCCGAAGCGATCAGAACGTAGTGGGTGGTCAAGGTGGTCGTCAGCGGAAGTGTAATGGTTAGGACCGCCGTGCAGATAAAGACCGTGCCGCCTGCCGACGTGCTTGGCGACTGGTTCGATGAAACGGTGGCCTCAAGAAAGGCGGCGGTGTTCGATATTCCAAGAATCGCTAACACCGAAGCCGCCGACGGCGCCGTGAAAATGGACTTGCCTATCGAGGTGCCGCCCAGGTTGGTCAACGCTTGCGTCGCGGACGATGCGCCCGTGCCTCCCGCGGCGATTGCCAGCGATGTCACGATCGCCCCGAACGTCAGGAATCCGCCGGATCCGCAAACCAGGATGCCGCTGTTGCCCGGCTGCATGACGAATGTCGCAGCGCCGTTTATGGTCGCGCCGCCAGAACAGGCAATGGTGAGTGCGCCAGTTCCGGCGTTGTTGACGAGGCATTCCCACCCGGCGGTGAGGTTGGCAATAGTGTCCAGCGTCAATGTGCCGACGCCGCCGGTCCAGGTAATTGCCTGGGACCGGTATGCGGCAGTCAGAAGAATGTTGGTATTGAGGGATACCGAGACGCGGTTCGTCTCAAGCGTGGCAGCAGCCGCCACCAAGCCGGGCCCCGCCAGCGCCGCGGCAGTCGCGACGGCGGTCGTGGCACCCATTTGGATGGCGCCCCAGGACCCGTTGACCGTCGCGTTGCTGCGAAGAACGATGAGCCAAGACTGGGTGGGCGCGATCGGCACAATGGCGTTGCCGGCCTGGTCGGTGATCGTGAACGAGTTCGATCCGACGTTTGTGACCATCGAGACGACGCCGGTAGATCCGGTATTCCCTGGCGGCATTTCAAGCAGCAAGCCGCCGGCCGTTGCGGTGACATCGATCGCCGCGGCCACGTAGGGTGCAGCGGCCGTCGCCTCCAGCGGCCAGACAAGCGCCGTGTTTGTGCCGATCGTCAACGCCTCATAGGACGGTTGGGCTGGCGCGACCGGCGTGCCGCCGAAAACACTGGTGTATCCGCTCATGGGGACGTCCTCTGCGCAGCCCGATCCATTATTCGTTGGAGGTCTTGGGTGTTGAGCGCCTGCACTTCTTGATCCAACTCACCCTTGAATATTGCCAGCCGCTGATCGTCCTTGATGAATACCGCCGCCTCCATCAGGCACTCGTAAAGCAGGCAGTTCGGCACATATTCGGTCCAGAAATTCGACTGGTTGCCTGAGTCGAGAAGCCTGGGCATCATGTAATTCATGGATTCGAAGGGATAGTTCTGCGGCGGCGTCGGCGCGATTAACCAGTGGTTCAGGTCGTAGTCGGCATAGAACAGCGGCGGCTGAGCGGGGTCCGCGGCCGTCCTGTCTGGCCAATAGGACAGAAGGTATTCGTAGGATCGGGGAAACAGCATGGTGCGTATATTCCCGGTCAGGCCAGCCCCGTAATTCATACTCACCGTGCTGCGCCAGCGATCGGGCTTCGTCACGATCGCGTTGTTTGCCTGAAGGCCGATTGGTGCCTGCACCAGCACTTCGATCTGTCCGAGCAATTTTAGATTTTGCGCTAGCTTACGCTCGCCCGCGTTGATGATTCGCGGGATCTGCGCCGCGACCGTGGGATCCGTGATCGAACTGCCGCCACGCTCCAGGTAGTTCGTGATATCCTGTGTGAGGGAGGTAAAATTGGTGTTCGTGGCCATCTGCCATCACCGCGATCTGGTCAAGAAAAACATAGCGCCCCCGCATTGTTCCAGGGCAGCCCGCGCGCGACGGGGCGCGTGGTAGGCAAGGTGGCGAACCAGGTCGAAAGGGCGCTTGCGAAAAAGGTTGCGACGGTGCATTCCCGAGGCACCCCGTTCTGGGTGACGATCACGACATCGGTTGTCTGAATCGGCAGCGTCGGCGCCCCGAGGGACAGGACTTGAACCGGCACAGGCGCCCCTTGCGAACCGCTCATCCCAAAAATACTCCAGCGTTGAGCCACATGACCTGTCCGTCCTGGATTGGAACCCCGGCAAACTCCGGCCATAGCGGTGCTATCGGGCCGCTCATCCCCGGCACTATACAGGTAAACAGAAAAATATCGAGACCAACCTCGCCTGGCCCGTACGGCTTCGTCGGCGTCACCCTGGCGCCAACCGCATAGGACGTCTTTGGCGTCCACACCCCCGGCACCTGCAGCTTCGAAGCTGGCGGCCCAACGGCCAAGATCCGGTTGCCGCCGGCGCCAAGAACTTGGCCTGGCGCCGCGCCGATCACAGCCTGCAAGGGGGCCACGTACACTGGGGTGGAACCGGGCACCAACGCCGCGTCAGGGCGCGGCTGATCGACCGTTATCCTGTCCGCGGCACGCGCCGGAAGCCGCCATGGATCAAGGACGTCCAGGCAGCCGTCTGGGCAGCATAAAAGGCCGGGCGAGTTCGGGTCCGGCCGAAGGTCCCCAAGCGGGTATTTGACCTTGCAGCGGGCGCATATCCCGATTGCAAGCGTGCTGTTACCAGTGGTGTCAAGGTAGAGTGGCATTCCACATCACTTCGTGTACGGAGAAAGATCGGGGACGATCCTGATCGGACCACGCGTACGCTCTTCAGACCAAGCCATGCTTTCGGCTTTGGTCGCGGCGGTTTCCAAATTCTGTCGCCGCTGATTTTTGGCCATCATCCCGTACATACCCGACTGCGAATTTGCTCCGGGATCGGGAAGTTCGTCCATCAGCCGAATGGCCAGCCGCGATATGACAGCTTCGATCCAGCGGGACGGTATTTCGAGTGCGTTTGTCATGCTGCCGGGGTCCTGGATGTAGCGTCGCGCCAGCACCGCGACCGTCCCGGCATAGAACCCATCGGTATTCAGGGTCGGCCATATTTTCACGGTCGGAGGATCGATTTTCCGCAGCACGTAAGCCGAGTTGGCTCTGTCCGCTTGGTAAGCCTTGTTGGGAAAGTTGTAGTAATCGTCGATGTTCAATGGCCCGATTTCGGTATCCGTTCCGTTCGCCAAGCCGAACAGCACCTGGTTCAACGTCCAGGTCGTCGCGCCGGGCAGCACAAGGCTAACGAACGACTGCGTTATGCTTGGGTTCAAATCGAAATAGGCCCATTGCATCGGCTGGTAGGTCGTCGACATCAGCGTTTGGGCGACGGTGTACGTTACCCCATCTGCCGACGTCAGTATCTGCAGGGCTGCCGTGACCGGGGTATTTCCGCCAAGCAGAACGCCCACGGTATCGATCTCGGTCGGACCGCTGAACGACACTGCGATGCCAGGGCTTGGTCCCGCTATCGTGACGTCAGCGTTGGGGGCCCCGTAAAACAGAATCGAGGCGTCGAGTCCGCTCGTGGTTGTCGCTGGCCCGCGGTATGGCTGGAACGACCGCCAGTAGGTCGTCAGCACTTCGACCGTACCATTCGGTGTCGGCACATCGGGTGAGCCGATCGTCGCCCCCAACAGGAGAAACCCTTGCGTCCAAAGGGGGAACCCAGCGTTTGCGTATTCGGCAAGCTGGAGAAACAGCAAATCTTGCGCGACCTGTATCCATTCGCCGCTCAGTTGCTGCGGCGTGTACCCCGCGCGGCGGCACGCATGGTCGATCACCTGTTGCTGGGTGAAGCCACCGGTGGTGATTGTGCCGGAGGTGACCGCCATCTGGCTACCCGCCCTTCATGTCTATCCGAAGCGGGCGGCACCGGCTGGTCTCTTCCCAATAGACATTGGGGTGGGGCCACCCGGGCCCCTGGTAACCAGCCTCGACGAGCGATTCACACCCTCCCCGCCGGCACCTGACCAAGCCTGACATCGGGCTCGGCGGAATTTGGGCCCATAGATGCCACCGACTCGCTGTCGGGTCGGATGGTCTCGAATGGCTTTGATTTTGGAGGAGCGCTTGCATGGGTGGCCTCGATCGCGAGATTCGGTGATCCGACGCACCTCGATATGAGAGCCGAGGTGCGCTGCAACAGAAAACCCACCTCCGTCCCGCCCTCGATGCTTTCCCTCGCCCACTCTTCTGCCCAAGTCAGAAGCGTCGATGCTTGAGCGAGGGCAGCATCCTTTTGCACCGATTATCCTCGATGCTCACGGCGCGTCCGACCGCCGCGGTGCATCTGCGCCATGTCGTCGCCGCCTGCCATGGGCGGCTCGGCGCTGGGCTGGACGCCATACGGCATCTGTCCGCCCGGCATGTCGTTCGCCGGCGTGGACGTTACGTTCGGACTGCGCGGAGGCGTGTTGATCGGCGAATGCGGGCGAGCGCCGACGGGGGACATATCGCGCGGCAGCCGAACCCGGCGACCGGCGAAACCGCCGTGGGCGAGATGCAGATCGGTGTGTTCGCCATGATGCAGTTCCTGATCGTGCTCTTTGAACGCCTTTTTGATCAGGCGCTTATCCTGCGCCAAGTCACCACTTTCGCTGTGGTGCCTCCCTTCGAGATGATGCCGCTCGCCGGCGCGGCCGCCGTGCGCATCCATTTCACGCGGCATTTCGGCGCCGGTGTGTTCCATCCGGCCGCCGTGACGGCGGTGTTCTTTGTGAATCAGGTGCTCGTTTTCCGGCCGGTGCTCGTTTTCCGGCCGGTGCACGTATCCGGTGTGTTCCATCCGGCCGCCGTGACGGCGGTGTTCTTTGTGAATCAGGTGCTCGTTTTCCGGCCGGTGCACGTATTCCGCCTCGGGATCATGAGCGAATCCGCCGTGCGCCGCATGGACCGGCGTGCCGTCGTGGTGGTGGTGACTGATCACGCCGTGCGGGTGATGAACGGTATGCCCACCATGCTCGTGATGCTCGATCACGCGCCCGTCCGGCTTACGCTCGGTGTGCACGACATGGTGCCCGTGCGGATGATGCTCGCCGTGCATTTCATGGCCGCCGTGGATTTCACCGCCTTCGGCGTAGTGATCCATGATCTTGTCGCGTTCGGTCGGTCGATCGGGATGACGATCGTGGTGCCCAATCGGCGCGGATGGCGCGGAGCCATGGAACCCAAACTCGCGATGCTGGGCACCAAACTCGTGGTCGAAGAAATCGCCTTTGACGTGCTGGATTGCCATGTCCGTGGCTCCTATCGTTTTCCGATGTCGGGATACTTACGATGAACGGCCGCACGAACGCGAGCCTGTTCGGAAGGTGTGCCGTGCTGGGCGACCCGTGCCAAGGCGTTTCTGGCATGATTTTCGTCATTCACGGGATACCGGCCGCCCGGCAGCGCGAAATCGCTCGCCGGCAAAGCGTGGCGCTCCTTCGCGGTGAGCCGGCCGCCGTCTTTGTGCTTTTCGACGGGAGTCATCGGCGCCGACGCCCCAGCGGGACGCCCGGCGATAATCAGCAGCACGCCCTTGGGATGCTCCGCCGTTGGCACAGGCGCGCGACCGCCCTTCTTCAATCCGGGAATTCCGGGCGTATGGACCGGTGGGTTCGCCACCAGCGACTGCGCGGCGCCCGGCGGCATGTGGGCGCCGGCCGTGGCCATCGCCTGCCGTGCGCCCTGGTTGCGTCCGATCTGAATCATCATGTTGGCCGCGCGCTCAACATTGGCGACGGGCACCGTGACCGTGGGGCCGCCCAGCGTTTCGTTCCCAGGATTCGAAGGCTCATTGGGCAGGCGGTTTCCGGGGATCATGTTTGGCGATGGGGCCTGAATGGATCCCCCATTGCCCGCACTGCCACCTGTTGCCCGGTGCAAACGGCCGCCGCGCGATCGGCTGACATAGGTCCCATCGCCGCCTTCGCCGACCGCGGCGTCGTTATCGGCCACGCCGTCGCGCTGCCTGCTGCGGCGGTTGTGCGCAGCGCGATTGTCGTAGGCGGAATTGGTGAACCCGAAATCCTTGGAAAAATGCTCCGGCCCAAAATCGCCATCGATGTATTTGACCATCCTCAGCCCCCTTGCTGCATTTGGGTCAACTGAACGCTTCCGGGCGCCGTCAACGTGAGGCGACTTGCCCGCACGGAGGTCCCCGAAATCCGGCCGTCGGCGTTTCCGGTCAAATTCTGCATGGTCGGCAACGTGAAGACGGTGGCGAACAGTGGATTGACGGGCTTCCAAAGGCCAAACACATCGTCATAGGTGTAATCGACCTGCCATGTCGGCGTACCGGCAAGAACGACACCCGCGATGCCGATATTGAAGTCGGTCGCGTAGTTATTCCAAACGACCCAGGGACCTGACGCGACATTCGCCGTTCCCACCGTGACGGTGCCGGCGACTGGTCCGGACGGGACGATGCTGGTGACTGTAAGGAAGTTCCGTGTGCAAAAAGCCGTTCCGACATTGGCGCCCGCGATCGTCTCGGACAAAGTCGGCGCAGCCGTGGTCGGACTTGGCGTGCCGTTGATCGTAAAGGTGATTCCCGAATCGTTGCCGGAACTCTGAATCGCAATCACCCGAGCGACGTCCATTACCGCCACGCCGCTGCCGTTCACCAGCGATCCGTTCAACGCGAGGGGAAATCCGCCCGCATCCGCCTGCACCAAGCAGATGCCGTTTGCGACGGCATTTCCCATTGTCAGGGTGGTGACGACCGGGCGCGACATGCGACGTTACCCAGCCGCGGCGGGCTTGTCGGCTGGCGGCTGAGCGACCGCAGCACCGGAAGGAAGCCGGGCAAGAACCGCGGCGACAACAACCCACGCGTCGACGACGACCATACCATCGACCTGCATTTCATCCACATCGGCCTTCGCTTGCGCAATCGCCGTCTCGATCGTCGGCACGTCCATTTTCGATCTCCTGGAAGACACCGGCCCCGCGCTTTCGCACGGAGCCAGCGATTCATGTCAGGCGGTAAGGCCGGTTAGACCGGCCACTCCGCCCAGGTCAGGCACTGCGAACCCGCCTGCGTCTGCGCCGCAGATCCGGCGAAGGTGATCAACGTGCCCGGCGGCATCATGAAGGTGCCGTCGAAGTCGTAGTTGATCGGGGTGGCGTTGGTGGTGGTCACCGCGCCGAAGCTCGCCATCGTCGGGCCACGGAACAGGTTGGTGCCGACGGTGTCGACCAAGGTCGCCGCGGAGTAGCCGGTGCACACCGACGCAATGGTCGGGGTGGCGCCGCCGCCAAGCGCGGAACGGATGGCCAGCAGGGTCAGGGTGCCGGGCGCCGCCACGGTCTGGCCGACGCCAGGCTGCACATACAGCGAGATGTCGGACACGACGGTGGTCGCGTTCAGCAGGCCATAGGAATAGCGGATCAACTCGATGTTTTTGTTCGAGCCGAGCGGGTTCCAAAGCGTGAACGTGGAGACCAGGTTGGAGGCCTGCACGGGGACGACGGTGCCCGCCGCCGCCGTGGCGAGGTAGAACACGTTGCCCGCACGATTGGGGTGGTAGAACTTGCCGTGGATTTCAGCGGCGAGCAGTTCGCCGGCGGGCCCCTGAGCGGTCGGTGAGTTGCTGCCCGCGGCGTAGCCGAGAGCGACGTTGAGGCCGGTGGTGCCGTAAAGAATGGCCATGGTGGTACCTTCTTCCTTTCAGATGGCAGTGAAGCTCCTGCCGGGGGGTGTGATCGCGCGTTACTGCCCCGCGATCGGGACGGGGATGCCGAGCGCCTGTGCCTCATCGTTCCGGATGAGGCGCGCGTCGTCGTTAAGGCTGGAATTGGACGCGATTGCCGAGAGAAGCGCCGTTATCACGCGCAACTCGACGATCTGGAGGTCCGGGTAAGGCAGACCGCCAATGACGGTGGGGGGGCTGCTGTCGCCGGCAAAACCGATGGCCATGATGTTTCTCCTCAGCTTGCGGGGTTGGACGAGTCCATAAGGCTGATGAACAAACCAACGGTTCCCGATGCAACCGAGCCGATCAACCTGATGTACCGGCTCGGGTAGACGACGGAGCTATTCTGATCGGTTGTGCGGTTCACCAGCGTGTCGTGGTTGTTCCAGCGCGCCGTCGCCTGAATCGAGGCTGCGTTGTTCGGACTCGCGTTCGGATCATTGGATAGTTGAACCGTGACGTTTCCGGTTGCGGCGGACGAGGTGTAGCCAACACCACTGCCGCTGAAATTCAGAATCAACCCCACGCCGCCACCAGCATAGGTCGTGATGTTGTGCGGGACCAAAGCGACGGGGGACGCGATCGTGCCGGCCGGGGCGCCGGGGACCGGCGTGCCGGTGGCAACGGAAAGAAAGAGGGGGATGGTCGACATGGTGGTTGTTCCTTTCCTTCTGGCTCAAAGCCCGGGCGTGCCGTAAACGGCTCGCGGATCCGTGAACCCAGGGATGTACCGTTCGGTGCTTTTGAAACGCATCGAGTCGGTCTCGAAGTCGCCCTCCATTGAGCGCTTCAGCGGCCGGCGCATCATCAGCTTCAGCCCTTCGGGCGCGTCCGTGTTGATCCACCAGGCCGTGTTGCTGGTCAGGCGGGACATATTGTACTGCCCCTCCTTCAACAGGCTCATGGACAGCACGGGGTTCACGTCGTTGAGGTTGCCGCCGGTGCGCAGCGAGGTTTTCAGGATCACCTCGGCCTGCATCACGTTCGCGGGTGCGCAGGTGATCGCCCGCGGCATCAGCCGAATGCGCTTGCCGTTGTTGTCCACCGCCTGACGGATTTGCACCAACATTTGCTCGACGCTGGTCTGGCTCATCGCCGCCGCCGTCGCCAACACGTTCGAGAACACCCCGTTCACGATCGGATGACTGGTCGAGTTCAACGCGACGCGATCGCCACCGGTGTAGGACGGGTTGAACGCGCGGTTCAGGATGTTCGCGCATAGCGTCTCTTTGGTCTCGATCAGAGACTGGCTGAGATGCTTCGCGTAAACCTGACCGATCCGGATATGGTCGCCGTCCTCCACCAGCACCTGAGTGAGCGCAAAAGCCAAGCCCCACACCCGATACTGGTACCGCTGCATGAACAGCGTGCCGCCATCCTGATAGGTGACGGGTGCACCGTCGGGCAACTCCGGCGCCGCCGAGAAGCCATACAGCACCGGCTCTTCGTGGTAGTTCCGGGGAACGCCCGTCTGCTCACGGAACGGGCCGCGCCATTCGTCGACGCGCTGTTCGTACACGCCATCGAAAGTTTCGTTCAGGATGGGTTCTACCACAGCGCGAAAATCGGAACTACGCATTACCATCGGATTGTCCTTTCGTCAGTGAGGCGAGAGCGTTGTTACGGCTCAGCCGATGGAAGCGAACCGGCTCGCGCCGATCTGTGGGTTGGCGATCGTAAAGATCGCATCAGTGAAAGCGTCGCCGATCGTGCTGCCCATGCCGGGGAAGAACTCGATCAGGTTCAACTGCCCGAACTGGCCGGCCACAACCGGGGTTGCTGCCACGGTGCAGGCGCTGATGCCGGTCCCGACGTTGCCGTTGCCGAGGTTTGCCACGGTGAAATTGAACTGGGAGCCAAGCGCGACCTGGTTAATCGGACCATCGGCCTGGATTTGCAGGCGAACGGACGGGATCCACAGCGGAAAGATGTAGACGCTCATCTCGTAGTTGGGATCGTAGTTCATGCCCGCTGGCCAGAACGGCGATACCGTCGGGCGGCTTCCAAGCGGGGTGAAATCCACGCCCTGGAAAATGCCGTAGATGGCATCGGTTGCCGCGGTGACCGGCACCAGCGTCCCCGTTGTCGGGTTGATCTTGACCGGCTGGCCCGCAAAGATGTTCGAACCGAACTGGTTCGCAATACCGTTCGGAATACGCTGCGGACGCGGGTCGGGACCGGACTGGTCCCCGATGATGTTGACGCCATAGGGCGACGAGGTGGTTGCCATATCTGCTCACTCCACGGTGTTTCTGCCGTGGGCCGATCAGATGAGGGAGCGTCCTTGGTTTAGAAGGAAAGCACCGGCATCGGACGGGCCCGTTGAACAATCTCGGCCGTCCCGTTGCCAATTTCCGTCACACGAGCTCCCTGCTGCTCCGCGCGCTGCCGCATCAATTCCGTCTGACCGCGAAGCTTTTCTTCTTCGGCCAACGGCAAGGTGTGGTGCATCGCTTTCATGTACTTGTTGTACTGGGAGATCGTGATCCGGGCCGCCACCATCTCGCCGACGCAAACGTAACCCGCATACTCACCGGAATGGGTGGCGATTCCTGACCATTCAGGATGGTCGGAAAGGGTGATCAGCTCGTAGCCGATCGACCGCCGCCAGTGAATGGTATCGCGCGAGTTCGTCGTGGTCAGCCAACAGACGTGGTAGCCATCTTGTCTTGGCAATGTGGGAAGGACCGTTTGATGCTGCGTATCCAGGAACAGCGAAAGACGTTCATCCTCCAGCTCCTCCCGATCGTCGTCGGCATCGATTCGATTCCTGGTTTGGTCATCGATAACATGGTCGTCGAACGTTTGACGCGTCGCAGTCGCACGGCTCGGCTGAACCTGGGAACGCTTGCCGCGCCCACCTTCTGCCACTCCAAGCCGGTCTTCTGTTCCGTCGTCGCTCATGCCCAACTTCGTCCTTTGTTATCGTACTGCGCTGGCGTTTTGCCGGTCGAAATCGTGGTAACCCTTGATCAACCGGTTGTAGCGGCCGCGGTCGAGGATGCCGCCGTCTGAAGCCATGACACCGACCTCGATCATCGCTTGCTTTCTGTCGGGCGTAATCATCACCCGATTATTTTGGGGCGCCGGAGAATTGCCCTGCTGCGATCCGCCGGCGACCATCGGCCCGCGGCGCTCCGGCGCCTGCTGCGGCGGCATCTGTGTCTGGCGCGGCATCGGTCGCGTCTCCTGGCGCTGGTTGGACGCGTTGTCGAAGCGATGAGGGAGATAGCGCGCTGCCCGCGCTTCGAGTTCGTTCCAATAGGCATCCGTGCGCGGGTCGAACCCCTCGCTGGCGACCTGATCGTCGAGGCGCAGAATGATCTGGCTGTCCATGTCCTTGGTATCGTGCGGCTTATACCAAGGATTGGCTTCCGCAAAATCATCGACACGGTTTCTTATCTCGACGGGCAATCGCGCAAGCTGGGGCGTCACTTGAAACTGTTGCGGCTGCGTTTGCGGCTGTTGGCGTGGAGCCGCGATCGCCGCTTCGAGATTACGCTTCTGGGCCGCGAGCGCTTCGGCGTTGCGGACCGCCGCGTCCCGCGCATCGAGCGCGGCCTCAAAAGACTCAGGATCCTGGTTGGCCAACGCGTCTTTGAGGCGCTGGCGAGCAAGTGTGGCTTGGTGCTGATACGTCTGCACCTGCCGATCCAACTCCCGCACCTCGGAAACCCGGCGGGCCTGATCGATCTCGGAAAGCCTTGGCTCGATCTGACCCATCGTCTGGGTGATGAGAGCCATTTGCTCGCGAAGCTCTTGGTTATCCTGCTCGATGCGGGAAAAATGCTCACGCTGCCGGCGGGTTCTTTCCGCCCTGCTCAGGCGGGGACGGCGATCGGGTTGCTCGGTCGATGCTTGGTTTTGGGATGCGGCCTCATGCCCGTACTCGACTTCGTGGCGTGGCTCGGCGTCGATCCGCTCTTCGTGCAACGGCTGGCCATCATCGTCCGTCTCCACGACGGTTAAATTTGGCTCCTGGTTTCTTTCGTCAGCGCGCCGGTTTTGCGGTTGACCGCGCTCCGTGTTCGCGACGCCGGGTGGCAGATCGCTGGCGACGGAAGTTTGGCCGCCGTAGGACAGGTCGTCGTTGTCCTCGTCATCCATCTCGTCGACAATCTGGGCGCCGCTGTGCCGGTCCATTAGAAGAACGCCCTCTCAGCAAGGGCCGCTTCGGCGTCCGGGTACTTGCCGAGCAGCTGATTGTGCTTGAACTGGGCAAAGTGCACGTAATCCGTGACCTCTGTTTCCTGCCGTTCACCCCGAACGATTTCGAAGTCCTTGCGCCGGTACGGCCGGGACATGCGATCGCCCTGGTATTTGGGGATGCGGACGAAATCGCCGACCGCGCACCAGTCGCCTTCGGGCCACGGCGAGCCGTCCCGCTGCCACTTGAAAGCCATGGGGCCGATGGCGATCACCTTGGCGACTTGGGTGTTGTCGAATTCGGTGCGCCTGTCCTCGCTGCCCAACTCGATATGCCCGGCAGAGCGCAGCTTCGGCACGCGGATCATCACCAGGATGTAGTCGCCCATCGGGATCAAGCGAGGATCGACGTTCGGGAAAGCTTCTTCAACCGAGTCGTATCCGAATCCCACGGAATTGTTCGCCGGCAAGGACGCACGGCCTAACGCGTTGGGCATGAACAGCTTGCCAGCATTGGACGGATCGTCGAAGTGACGCTCGGCCTGATCGGCGATTGCAATCGCGCGCAGAGCGGCGGGGCCGGCCATCAGCGATCAATCCTCATCATGTGTGTCGACCTCTTTCAAGACCTTCTGGAATTCCGTCAGGGCAATTTCGAGCCCAAGACGCTGGCCTTTGATCAGCGCGTACTTATGGGAGTCACCAAGTGGAACGCTGAACATCGCTTCCACGTTTTCGCGGAGCTTGCGCTCGATCAGTTGCTCGAACCTTGTGCCTGCCATGGCGCAATCCATGACGGCGCAAGCGACACTGCGCAACAAGCCATTGTGTTGCTGGGGGTTTACGGGGTATTGTCAGGGGTATGTAGGGTTATCAGGCGGTTGAAGGTGCAGAAAGGGGGGAGTAGGGATGCTGGCACAGTCACTCGCGAGGACAAGGATGTCAGAATCGGCCACCACATGGCTTTCCCGCAAGGAGGCCGCGCGTTTTTTGGCGCAAATCGGCTGCCCGATTTCCCCGAAAACTCTCGAAAATCTCGCTTTGAACAATAACGCGGGGAAGGGGCCACCTTTCACCCGCGTTCGCAAATACGTCCGGTACGATGCCGCCGACCTTCGGGCTTGGGCTGAAAAGTCAGCCGTGAGGGTAAACTGAGATGGGGACCCCTCCGTGCCAATGATGATGAGACATCTACCCCCTGGGCGTTTTTGTGCTCAGCTTTCGTCGCGTGGACCAGGAATCAGTAGGTCTTCCGCTCGTTGTTCTTGATCAGCACGTCCTTGCGCACAGGGCCGTCGCCGTGCGGATTGTCCATCAGGTCGGTGTGGCCATATTTATGCCGCTGCTGCATCCGCAAAGGGGGCTTCGGTTCCGCACCGGGCGGGCGACCGCGTTCGCCGTTCCTCGAATGGTTGGTCTCGGGCTTCGCCATGATCTGATCCTCGGTTCGGGGTGTCGTCTACCGACGACCCTACTCCGTCATCACTGGAATATCCAGCGGTTCGAACTCGACGGGATCGTGCTCGGAAAACCCCGGCCAGTTTGGAGCCAGCACCCTTGGCGCCGGCGGCGCCGAAGTCGCCCACGGTTCCGGAACCGGCTGCCCCACATCGCGCCGCAACAACATCCTCGCGAGGTCCGGCGCAACCTTGAGCGAGCGATAGTTGCCGTGAAACAGGAAGCGGCGCGTCGGGACTTCACCGGTAGTCCGAAATTTCCACACTCCGGAACCCGTCAGTTCAACCCACGTTCCCGCCCATATGCCACCCTCGCAAAACACGTCTCGGTGGTAGAGCAAAGCGAGATCCATCGACAGTTTTTGCGCTTCGGTCGAGTGGTGTTCGTAGAGCGCCTCGGTCCGCCAGTGCTCGGCAATCTCAGGTTTGCGCCGATCGACGACCTCGCGGCTGCCAGGCGATGCTTCTGGCACCCTCAGCATCGGGTGCAGCCGTTCGAGTCGCGCGATGCTGCTGCGTCTCATGTCCGCGACATACTTTCGCCGTTTGTGAACGTCGTTGATTTTCCGGCCGCCAGATGGTCAGCGGAAATATCCAACGCCGTCTCGTTGTCCTGCGCCGTCGTGTTCTCTTTGGTTTGAGCCGCGATCTGCTGGCCTTCCCGCGTCGCCTGTACCCGGTCTGCCGCGATCGCATTTGCCTGCGCCTGCAACTCAGCTTTCGATTGCTGAGCAACTGCCGTCAAATGAGCATCGGTCTGGTCGGCCTGGGCCTTGCGCGCGGTTTCCGCGGTCGCGGCTTGCACCGCGGCAGTGGCGGGGTCCATCGGCGGCTTCGGCATCAGTTGAGACAGCATCTGACCGGCTTTCATCAGCACGGGCAGCACCTGCGCCATCGCGACACCGACCCGCTGCATGGCGGTCTGGCTCGCCTGCGCCAGAACCCGATCGTACTCCATCCTCACCTCGGGATCTGGCGTCAAAAGATCCTCGATCTTTTTGCCAATCCCATTCGCCGCCTCAAACACCAACTGCTGCACGGTTTCGCTGTAAAAGTGCACGATGTGCTGGTTAGCATGCTGGATGGCGGCGGGAAGGTAAATGGGGGCCAACATGGGGTTGCTCCCCAGCACAGGGTTGCCGATGAAGTCCAGCAGTACCTGCAGGTGCGCCAGATGATCCTGGCCGGGGAACACCGCTACCGGCTTCCCCATTGCCATCGCCATGTTCTCGGCAACCGCGTTCACGTCCTGTGGTTCTGGCTGCTGGACCAACAGCGTTTCGGGGTCCGGCCATTTGATCAGCTTCAAGCCCGCCAGTTCCACGGCGCGTGCGTTCCACATCGCCGGATTGATCACCATCCGCTGCTGAATGTAGTTCAACTGGTTGAACCGCTGCGTTTCGGAATAGATCGTTGGCTGCGAGACTGGCTGCACGCAACACGGCCCCTCGTAATCCCGGCGCCGAACCAAGATTTCCTGCCCAGCCGCATCGACCTTCAATGATTCCGGCAGATACAGCCGGTTCAACCGGTGCAGCCCTTTCAGCACCCGATCAAGCGCCGCATGCGATCGCCCGTGCACGGCGCTGAACACCACCATGCCTTCCTCGACGCGGGACATTTGTGTCCCAACCGGCGTCGGCGCTGGGCCGTTCGACGGCGTGTCGTCCATTGACGTCCGCACGATACCGCGGGCCGCATCGACCACAAACCCGAGAAGCTGAAACAACACACTCGACGGCTGGTTGAATGGCGCCGGCATCACCCTCTTGCGCACATCGTCCGCCTCAACGCCGGCGTCGATCTCCAGCATCTCGCCGATCACCGGCCGCCTGTTCTGGCCGCTGATGCCGGCGCCCTTCAGGACAAACCCAGACATCGCATTGTTCGCGTGTGCCGAATCCAACAATGCGCGCAGCGCCCCCGTCGCCGCCGCGCTCAAGCTGCCGATGATCTGTGGAAAGCCGATCGCGTATGGGCCGCGCCAGGGGATAAACGGGAACTCGAACATATGCTCGATCGGCTCACGCGCTTCATCGCCCTGTTCCCAGTCGCGATACATCGCCAACATTTTGCGCGTAGAGACGTCGATCGAGATCAGATATGGCGACATTTCTCCCGTTTTCTCTATGCCGCCAAGGTACTCCTCCGCCTCCTCTGGAACCTGCCAGTAATTCGCGACTTCGTAGATGGGTCGGTTGTCGTCCAGGTTTCCAGTCGAGGGCTCAATGCCTTCGACCTTGTTGCTCGCGGCCTGCGCCTTCGTCGGCTCATCCAATATCGACGCCGGCGGGAGGTCCAAGTCCAAATACATGCCCGAATCGATGCGATGCTTGAGCTCCACCCGGTCGACCAATTCAGAGAACGTTTTCCGCGGCGATGACGCGAAGTCCGCGGCGCCGAACGGAATCCACACCTGATCGATCGGCGCGAACTCCCACCGCGGGCGCTTGAGCCTATGATCCCAGTACTGCCGCAGGTATTGCGAACCGCCCAAAGGGACCTGCGTCAGCAGTGTTTCCAGCGTGCCGCGAGCTTCTTTGATCTGGGTTGTCATTTGCCAGTTCATGTGATCGGCAACGCGAGAAGCCTGCGCCTGTTTTTCGGCGGTTACCGCGCCGACGATGTTCGGCTTCACCGGGCCGGCCGGTGGAAACAGTTCCTTGATGAGCCGGCTTTCGCAGTCGATGCACGCTTCGGTCAACATCGGGTGCACGACGCGGGAGGCACCTTCGAACTGAGCGCCACCGGGGGCCTCTTCGCCGAGGCCGGTCCGCTTTATCCCTTCCTCGTACTGCTTGTCGCGCCTTTTCCGCGCGTCCTTGTCCTCGTCGATCCGCCGCAGCAGGTCCTGCACGATGTCGTTTTTGATGTTATCCGGGAGCACCGCCGCGAGGTTGCCGTAGAACTCGGTATGCGGCGGCGCCGACTCCGCCCGCTCGCCAGGTAGATCGACGAAGCTGTTACCGTGTTCGTCCTCGACCAGAAGGCTCGAATCCTGGTCCGGTTCGAGCGTCACGTACTCGTCGAATTCCGCTCCATACACCAACGCCGAAGCGGCGCGCTCCGGCGGGATTTGGTTGGGCTGGACCGGCTGCGGGGGTAGCGGCATCGATGGCTCCTGGCTTTCTGGCGCCAGCCTACATTATCCGCCTACCAGTTCGCCAGCGTGCCCACTTTTGATCGCAAACTCGAAGTAGCGGCCGGGGCTTTCCGACTGCCGAAGCGCCTCGTGATGTTCCGGGCCGGCCGTGGGATACCGATACGTCGGGCCCGGCGTACCATGCTTCGTCCTGAACTGGACGAACAGCGCGTGGCCGTCATGCCCGACGGCGTGAATTCTGGTCGAGTCGACCGCGTGCATTTCCATCAAACGATTCCTTCTGTCGATAGACGGTCCCGCACCTCGCCTGTCACGCGGTCTATTGCGTAGCCGACTTGGTAATTGATGCGCTCGAATTGCGGTCCGGCATCGGACGCCGGCGGCTCGACGGGCAACAGCGCCTCTCGCTCCGATCTGTCCAGCGCGTACAGGCCGGCCGGCGCGATCGCGACGTGCGCATGCGTCAGCGAAAACAGCCGGTGCTCTTTCAAGAGATCGCAGTTTTCCAGCACCCAGGCCCTGGCCGCTGCCTCGATGTCCTTGATTGGGATCGCCATCGCCCTGGTTCGCCGCAGCAAGTCCAACTGCCAATCGTTCAATGCCACCCTCGGCGGCTCGGTCGATTCCCACGGTATTTGGGGAGCGGGCAGCGTGTCGGACTCGGTCGGTATCGCCGGATTGTTTTCGACGCGCGGCTGGTCGACCGAACCCACAGACCCCGCCTCGGTCACTCGCACCAGCACATCGAGCGCGGGACGCTCCAGCCGAGCCTTCTCGACCCCAGCCGCCAGCGCCGCCGCGAGGTCGGTCAGCGACTGCACATCGCCTTCGATCGTGATCGGATCCGTGATGGTGACCGTATCGCCGCTTTCGTCGATGAATGTCACCTTCATGATACATCTCCTGTTTTGATTTTGAACTCGCCGCACGCTGGGCTGCCCTTCCCGACGGGAGGATACGCCGCCAGTTCCCGAGGAGAGAACTGCGGGCCGCCAGACCGCACAACAGCCCCCTCGATCGGCACCATCATGATCGTCACCGTCGGCGGATGGGCGATACACCCAGTCGCGCCGTTCGGGAACCGGTGAAAATACTGGCACCCCGATTCGCAGGTCAGTCCGTCGGCGAACGCAGGCAGCACAACTTTTCCGTTCATACCTCAATCTCCACTTTATGGACCAGCCGCCAGTCCAATTCCGGCCGCAGCCACGGCGTGGCATCGTCGGTCATAGGACTGGCTCCGATTCCGTCTCCGATTCCGTCTCCGGTAAAATCACCAACCGCGTCCATGCGCACCAAACAGCCTCTATCTCCCCAAAAGGGATACGGAACCTGACCCGCACGCGAGCGGGATGGTAGCACCACCACAGCAGACCATCGGGGTTGTTTTCAGCGTATTCGAGAATTTCAGCACGAAGCGTCGCGATTGCCAACATGTCGCTTTTATACCACCGCGGCTCCCAGCTATTTTCGGAATGATCGACGCCAAGCGTGACGTAGTTCATCCTCTGGCCCACTGGAGGGCCATCCCATTGCGGCGGCAGCTCATCCGCAATGTCGCGAAGCATCGTCTCCGCCGCGGCCTCGACAAAAGGAAGCAACCCGCTCGAAAAAAACCGAGCGTGGGATTGTAACTGAATAAAGCCCGTTGTGCGCTTTTCCCAACGGTCACCGCCTGGCCACTCTTCCCATTCCTCAGTATCGACCAGATCCTGGGGAGTCATATTTAAATCTTCGATATCCTCCAGCGTCACGGAGGACTTAGCGAGAAGTTCGCGCCGCCATTCAGCGTGTCGCCAGGCGATGTCCGCGTCGTCGGGCCCCCGTTCGATCTCGTCGTCGCTCATCGCTCATACTCATTCCGCCGCGATTTCGTCGTCGTAATACAGGTCTTTCTGGAACCCGATCACCAACCGCGTCCTTGCTAACCACAAAACGTCGGTCGTGCCGAACGGCACTCCACCAAGCACCTGTATCGGCGGCGTCGTGCGCCACCAAAGCCTATCACCAGGAGTGTCCTTCGCATATTGGAGAATTTCAGACCGTATCGCAGCGATAGCCTCCCGTGCCGTTTCGTATGTTTTTGCTTTACCTTCACCCGCACCAAGCGTCTGGTAGCGTAGCCCGATGTGATCGGCACGCGGTAAGCCGGTCTTTTGCGGAGGAAGCTTGCTCGAAATTTCCAAAATCATCGCGTTCGCCGCAATTTCGGCAAATGAAAGGGCTTCAACAATAGCTGATCTTCGCTGTCTCTGGGCATGGATGAACGTCTTGTCGCGCTTCACCCACCCTCCCACAATTTCGTCTTCTTCCCACTCCCCCGACAATGTTAGTTCAGCCTTTGGGACATTGAAGTCCAGCATGGCGTTATGCCCAAGCGCATCGCCGGAGACATAGTCTCGCAACTTGCGCCCATCAACCTCGATGTCAAGCCAGTTTTTCATCACGCTTTTTCCTCAAATTCCATAGGGGTTCACCGCTTCTCGCACACGCTCGCGATCTGCCGCCTCGGCAGCCTCAATCCTATCCTGATCCAGCTTTTCGTCCAAATCCAGAAACTTCTGCTCTGGCGTGGCCTCAAGCATGCCGCGGTCGCGTAGGTAGGCAAACGCCGATGTCGTAACGTCGACGTACTCGTCGTGCTCAGTCGTGCCCTCTCCTCCGAACGCACACACCTGTTCGAGGTAGGGCTCGGCCCAGTCGATCGGCAGACCGCTTCGATCCGACCGCCCGCTTTCAGGCACCCAAAGCATGCCCTGCTGGATCAGGGGCGATATGGCATGCGCCCGCATCGTCTTCCCGATTCGCGGGTTGTAGGGCCACGTCGGCACCCCCCACTTTGCCATGAACTGCCGCAACCCAGGCCCGGAAGACGCGTTCTCGATCAGCACCATGTCCGACCGCCGGCCGCGGCCTTTTGGCCCCCACAAGGTTCGATGCTGCGCCCGCGCCCGCTCCAGCAAATCGGGCAACCCCAGTCTTTCCGTCCAGCAGTCCAGCAGCAAACACGCGTACTTCGACCTCACCCGGTATTTCTTCCGCTCCTCCTCGGTGAAGCACTGAGCCACGTTGAACACGCCCAGCACGATCGACCCAGAAGGATCCGTCTTCTGGGATTTCTTGTCGAAGTTCTCCTCAGACGCAGCCGTGTCGTATACCTCCAGGATGAACGAGAATTCGGGCAACTTGCGCGGCTTGCCAGTGTCGGGATCCTTGGGCCAAAGCCTGATCCACCCTCGCTTCAAGATCGCAAGATCGGACTCCTCATCGATGTAGAGTCCGTCGATCTCCTGTCGCCCGATCGCCGTCCCCGCCAACGACAGCAGCGTGGTCCGATACGCCTTGGCCAGGTTGTTGATGTTCTCGTACGAAGAGCCGCGCACGACCCGAACGCCGGCCCGCTTCTCAAACCGCTTCAGGAAAGGGATCGGCCTCGGCGTCGTCGCCATCACCGCCCGCGAAGGCGTTCCATCGGGATATCGAAGCCGCAACCCGAACAGCGCGTTCGTCATCGCCAGCTCCAGGTTGCCCGCCGGCTTTTCCCACTCTCGCAACTCATCCGCGATCATGTTGTGACACTGGGGGCCGCGCAAACGCCCCGCCTCTTCCTGCGCACCGAACCCGCGGATCAGCGACCCGTTCGACAGCCGCAACTCGTGCAAGGACTTGTTGTAGGCCTTCTCCACGCTCTGTTCGAACAAGCACTCAACCGGGATCGTCGCCAAAAACCCGGCCGGCCCTTCGAACAGCGTCCCGCGCACATCCGAAAGCGTCGGCGCGATCGCGTGCGTGATGATCCCCGGCACCCGCCAATCCTCCCACCACGCCCACTGAACCGTGGCCGAAGTCTTCCCAAAGCCGCGCCCGGAAAGGAACAAAAGAATATCCCAGTCGTGGTCCGCCGGCGGTATCTGCTTCCCCTTCCGAGGGTGCTTCCACGCATCCACAAGCCACACACGACGCGCAGCGCCAGCAGCCGCCCAGTCAGGGCCAAGGTCGTCAATCTGTTCAGCCGTCAGTGGCACCGGTCACCAACCAGCAGACCCTGGAACGCAATATCACCAGGGAGGACGGACAAAGGAACCTCTGTGCCATCGCCAATACAGATCATCGCCCGAAGCCGCCGCACCTCATCCTCCAGCTCGCCGATCCTCGCCTTGTCCCCCGCAAATCTCGCCGCCAGAACCTTGGCGTTGAACCGCTTCTGGTGCCGACGCGCACACGCAACACACCGGCCCATGCTCACGTAGCGAGTCGGCGAACTACAGGCACGGCACGGCGCACCATCCACAAACTCAGCCAAACGGTCAACCATCCGCTCATTGCCCTTTCATCGTAAAATTTTCCAAAAATTTGGCAAAATTCAGGGAGGGGTGACAAGAAAATTCGCGCTCGCCAGGAGAAAGGGGGGGGGTGGGGGTCACCGTTCTCCGCCACCCCGCGATCCCGGCGGCCGGGTGGTTCCGGTGCCGCCGGGCTGCGGCTGACGATGCGGGAGAGGAAGTCAAGCCAAAGCGAGGGGCTGACTGCGGCTGAATGGCTGGTCAAGGGGCGACGTGACCAATGCAAACGGCGCCGTCGCCCCGCGTGATGCGCCCGGACGCCTCGTTGCCGTCCGCCCGCTTGCTGGCGCCGTCGAGCGCGGCGGCGAGCCTGCTGCGGTCGGCCTCGCCGATATGGTCGGCAGCTAGGTCGCCGATCACGCGGTCGAGCGGGTTATAGACTGGCAGGCCGCGTATCATCTCCAGCATGTGCAGCAGCGATGCTTCGGTCAGCGCCGGGACTTCCGCGGCGGCCGGCGCAACGGCAACGCCACCCAACACGCGCACCGGCTTGTCAGCCGCTACGATCCACGCTGCTGGGTCGCCGGGCACGGACCACGCCACGGGTGGATCAGCGTATTGCAGCGCGCTCTTGTTAACGGGATCGTCCATGCCCCTCCTACGGTGTCGGGCGGAGGATCGCACACGTGAGCGCCAGCTGCAACGTGCGGCGTCTGCCTTCAGGGGTCCACCGCCACCGCCACCGCCAGCCACCCCGGCGCCCCCGCGCTCGGCGCCAACCGCTGGGCGAGGCTCGCCCGGCAAGCCCCGCTGCCGGTCGCCGCGCTGGGCGGCATCGACGGCCGGTCTGTCGAACGATTGCCCCGCGGCCGGTGTATCGGGATCGGCGCGATCGGGGCGCTGGCCCGATAGACCGGGCGTCCCCCGTGCCGGTGCCCCGCATGTCGGCGCAAGCGAGCATGACGGCACGCGGCGACCACCGCATCTCTCACGGCGCATGGACTGTTGCCCCGCGATTTCCCGAATAGCCCCCATCAATGCCCGCGTCCCCGCGGCGGTCAGGTCGCACGTCATGAGGTGCGCCTGAACGAACGCCGCCGCACCCGCCTTGTCTCCGGGCGGCTTCTCCGTCAGCCCCAGCACCGCGCACAGTGGCGCCGCGAGCGCCCCCAGCGCCACCCCGCCGTCCACCGTGGCGACCAATACCCGGCCGCACCGCTGTATCGCGGCCGCACGCGCCAGTATCGTCCGGTGCACCGGGTCGCCGCGCCGTGCCTGCGCCGCCGCGATGCGCGCTTTCCCCTCGGCTGTTTTCGGTCCGGTCGAGGCCCCGCCATGCATCCGGCACCGGCCGTTCGCCATCGCCGGACCTTTACAGGGGCAGCCCAACCGGGTCTTCGCACCGCAGCGCGGCGCCTAATTCGGGTTCCCCCGAGGGTTCCCGTTTCGCAGCGGGCCGGCCGCGCGCTCACGGCGTATGGGCGCTGGCCGAACGCGGCGTGCGGGTGTCCGTCGATACCGCAATGCCGCGACCATGGCGGCGGCGCTAGCTGCCGGCGCACTAATTATCAACGATGTTTCCGGGCTGGCGTACGATCCGGCTGCCGCCACGTTCACGCCGGGGCGATTGGCGGCGGCGTTGGCGGCGGCGGCGGTGCAGCCACCATTGCGTGACGGGGTGGCGGCGAAAGAGCATCGTCCGGCCGCGCCAGTGCGGCCGCACACGCGACCAACACCCATCCGGCGAGCGATAGGCCGGCCTCGTCTGCCGACGCTTTCATGGCCGCATGTAGGGCATGCGGGATCCGGATGGGGACCTGCTTAGAGCGTGCATTGATTGCGCGTGTTGCCATGCCGGCAACATAGCGGACCCGTCCGGGCAGTGGGATGCACATATCGCATAAGTGGGATGCAGTATTGTGTGGGTGACATAGTGGGATGCACCGAGTATACCTCTGATCACCGGACGGCAATGGGCTGGACGGGAAAATGGGAGATAGGATCATGGCACGTAACGCGCAATACTCGGAGCAACCTACCTACGCTGGCGATGCGGCCTATTTGGCTCAATGCGCGCGTAGGGGATGGGAGCCGGACGAGGCAGATTACGCCGAATACATGCACGGGCGGGGCCTGGATACGTTCGGCCAAGCCCGCTGGTATTATTTTAATCACCCGAGACTTGGCTAGGATACGGAATTATGAGCGAGGTTGTCGTGACCGTCACAGGCCCAACGGGGAGCGGAAAATCTCGGATCGTGTCCGAGATTGAAATCGCTCTCAAGGCTATCGGCGTCACTGTTCGCTGGACCGATCCGCGTGACCAACGCGCCGCATCCGAGGAAGCGTGGGCGGAAGCCAATGGCGCATGGCATCCCGATCTACCGACTGTTTGGCTGCAAGAAATCAACATCGTCAACCCGACCGATTAACCCCACCCTATCAGGAGACCGACAATGACCACAATCACACTGACCGCCGAACAGACCGCTATCTATGATGGCGACGACGAAAGCGCCGCACGCGACATGATGCGGGCGGTCGTGCGCAACGCGCGGGACATGCTCACCCAGACCGCAGAGCCTGTCACCATCGAGACGGACGACGGCATCGTTGTTGAGTTTGTCGAGTAGCGCAACCCTATCAGGAGACAGGATCATGCACGACTTCAACACCGACAACACCGACAACACCGAGGGCTACACCGTAGTGCAGTTCGACCGCGAATACTACGGTGAGCGGGGCACGGACCGCATCACTTGCCGCTTTTTGAACACCTACACCATGCGCTATCGGCCCGCCGGGTTCGCGACCCTCCCACCCGGCATTAAATGGGATTACGTCGCAATGCCAAGTCGCTCGGATCTGTTTATCCCGTTCCGCCGCGACCTGCCGGCGGAACCCCGCCATCCTTTCGGCGTTATCCGAACCAATAGGCCGCTGACAAGAGATGAAATGAAAATTTACGAGGTTGAGGTAGTTTACGTCTGATTCCCGCACGGTCCGGGGCGTGCTCCCCGGTCCTAGTGGCGACCAGCCGATAACCAACGGGAGACAGGATCATGGACGAGTATATCGTTACCCGCACGAACGAACAACGCTATGTCGTTCGCCGCATCTATAACCGGCATGGCGACGCCGATTTTTTGATCGGCTGGGACATCATCTGGGGGCCAGTGTGGAGCAGGCCGCGCGGGAATGCTTTGACTTTCGATGCGGGTGAGGTCCGGCGGGCGGTGGAGTCTGCTGTGGCCATCATGGCGCCGCGTCCATGGTGCGTGCCTGACTTTGGCACTCATTCGCGCGTACACTCGAGCTATGCGCCCTATCCCGGCATGCGGAGGGACGAATGATGCTGACCGCGTCGCCCCCGCTCACGGACAACGGATCATACTCACACCACGCAACCGCCGGGCCACCAGCGCAGCCCGAAGCGCCGCGCGTTGCTCAGGCTCAGGTCTAGCTGGCAGCGCCTCTAAATCGTCCTCGGCCATATCGGCGTAGGCATCCGCCGCTTGCATCCTAGCCTTGCGCACGCGGCGGGGGAAACGCCCACGCAGATAGCGAAGCGCATGGGCATCGCACGCAGCAGCGTCTACCGCTTCCTGGCCGCATCCAAGGGCGATTCTGACGCAGTTAGAGCCGACTGACCGTGCGTAAGGTCAACTAATGTCGTCAGATTTCAATGCCTTGCCGTGAACAAACGGGCAATTCAGCCTTCGAACTCAATCTCGCGCGCCTCGCCCTCAATCAGGTGCGCGCCCGACTCCAGGGACGCGAGGTCCGCCAGCAGCGTCTTGCGCGCGGAGCTGGCACGCTCGGCAACCAGCACGTTGACCGTGACGCCGGCGCCTCCGGTTTTTTCGGCATAGTTGTCGGGATCCAACTTGCTGGCGAGGTATTTGAACGCGTCGAACTTAAGTCTGGCCAAATTCGCGACGCGCGGATCGGTCGCTTCGGCCACGATCAACGCCCCCTTTTCGACCCACCATTGGGCTTGTGTGCGGCGCGTTTGGGTGTAGAGGGGACGAAATGCGGGGTTGCTTTCGAGCCATCGAATCACCGAGAAATAAGACGGCATATCGGGATCGTCGCATATTGAGGTCAGGAACTCACCGTGGGCCATGCGTGCGCAGACTTCGGTGAAGATTTCGACGCTGCATGTTGAGGGTCGGCCGATGTGCCGTGGGGACGGTTTGAGGGCGAGATAGCTGTTGTCTGCTGTTGCGTCGTCCGAGGTTGCTGCGGGGGACGTGGTGCCTGTATCTGGTGTAGGCTTTTTTTTGCGCTTTGAGCCGGGCTTGGGGCCGCGCTTTTTTGGGTGGGCCTTGGCGTAGGCTTTTGATCGGGCGCGTGCTGCTGCCTTGCGTGGGCTGACCTTGCGGCCGGGCTTGAGTTTGCGCTTGACCAGGTCCTGGCTGGCGTCGGTTTCGGGCGCTGGTGTTGGTGCTGTTGTGTCCATAGGTTGCGATCTTTCCAGGGTCGCTGCTGGTTTGTCCAGCGGTAGCTCTCGCGTGTGCGCGGGGTACCAGTATATGGCTCTCCCCATCTCTCCCCCTCCCCTCTCTTCCCCTCTCGTGGCGTGGCGTGTCAAGGGGTTTGTTGGCTTGTCGTTTTTTGACGGTTTGTGGGGGTTGTTGGGGCGCGACGGTTGGCCTCTCTATATGGATGAGGCGATAGGGCTAATATTTATTCGTTTTTTGACGTTTTTGTGGTAGACGGACGCGATCATTGACGCCTATAGGGGGTCTATGGACGGATGTGCGGCGATTGTTTGACGGGGGATGCCAGGTCCCTGCCGCGTTGTCCGGTTTAGAGAGAGAGAGGAACCAATCTGATGACCAGGAACTACAACAATGTCCCGATGATCGGCATCACGGATACCGATTACGATACCCTGCTGTGTCACCTGTCCGAGCAGGTCGCGGCGTGCATGCCGCCGCACCTCGGGTGCCAGCGAAACAACGCCGCGACCGACGCGCTGGCCAATACGTGGCAGCCTGAGATGACCGCTCGGGAGTGGCTCGCGGCTGCAGGTAGGCTTTTAGGCTGCGATACCAGCGCATGCGTGGGGGCGTGAATCATGGATAAAAAAACGATCAAGGTGTCGGTGCGTTCGGTTTATGGCCGGGAGACGGTGTATCCCGCTTGCCCTGACGCCGCGGCGTTCGCGGAACTGACCGGGAACAAGACGCTGACGGATAGTGCGTTGGAGCTGATTGAGCGGCTGGGCTACACCGTCGAGGTTGTAGCGCCTGCCATTACTCGGAGGGCTGCGTGATGGGCTACACCGTTTTCGACAACCGCGTTGGCTTTCGGATTGGCGTCGATCTACGGGGCCTCTCCGAAGCGGACGCGGCGCGGGAGCTACTGACCGAGGGTGACGGTTATACCCACGAAATTCGCCGCGACGATGCCGGCGACGGCTGGACGCTTTGGACATCGCTGGCCTCGTCCGCGTCGCCCGCTGGTGGCAGGATGGCGAAAACCGGCGCCTACAGCCTTTTGGCCGACGAAGAAGCCGCGACGGCGGAGATATATGCCGAAGTGGTGCGACGCTGCCTGCGTGGCGCCAACTGGGGCGGGCGTCTGTCTGTCATGACGGACGCTGAATACGACGCGATTGAGGTTGAGGCGCGCGGGGCGACCTGGACCGCGAATCAATCGTGGAACCCGGACAAGCCCCCCCCGGTCCTAGTGGCGACCAGCCGGCAACAGAGAGGACTCACGACAATGACCACGAAACACGAATCCGCCGCCCGCGCCGCGACACTGGGCGCGCAACTGGCCCTACACGGCGCGGCGAGCGTACCGCCCCCGCCCCCTCACGTCATCGGCAGGCTTGTGGCCACGATGCAACGCGACGCCCGATCCGCCGTCGCATGGGAAACGGCGCGCTGCAGCTATCCGATGACGGAGAAACAGAAGGATCGCGGGCAGGCGCGCATCGAACGGCTGCAACGCGTCGTGAATATCGCGCTGGAGCTATCCTTCCCGTGCGATCCCCCGACGGTCAGCTATGGGGGCGATCCGCGCGGCCCGTGCGCCTTCCTACGTATCCCTGGCGTTCGCGGGGACCTGCGGGGCGATGACGCCTTCGCGGTCTACTGACATGAGCGCTACAACGCTGCTCTACGGCGGCCCGCACTATGAGGCTTGCTGGATTGCTGGCCCTCACGGTGGCCTATGCGTGACGCGCGCGCGGGCACGTGGTGGCGTGAAGTTTCCCGATGCGGGCGGAGTGTGGCGCGAGGCGTTCGCCTCCGCGATTGACGACGACGAACGGCACGCACTGTGCCGAACCCTCATACACGAAAGGTTCTGACCATGGGCTGGTTAATTTCCTACAAAAAGCTGCGGCTTGGCGAAACCGTCGATAGCCGGATGCGCGACAACATGCGCTGGGATCGACACGACGCCTCCACGGGCGAGAAGCATGAAATCGCGGCATCCGCGACGGTGGGATCGACGTGGTACGCCGCCGTGCGGCACACCCGCGCCGATGGCACATTCGAGACGTTCGCCATTATCTGCCTTACGTCCAAGGGCAGCCGAAAGCGTGGCGACGGGTTTGGCTACAAGGACATGAGCGAGGACATGGGGCCGTTGGAATGTTCTTGTCCAGCCCGCATCCTGGACCTGTTGACGCCAACGGACAGCGAATACGCGAACGATTGGCGCCGGCGGTGCAGGGATCGCGCGAAAGCATCCCGCCAGCGGCGCGCATCCGCCCCCAAGCCCGGCGCCCGAGTGACGTTTAACCCGCCGATCATGTACGGCGGCCAGCCGCTTGCCGAATTTATCATCATCCCCAACCCGCCACGGACGCGAGGGCTGATCGCAGAACGTGCCGACGGGTTGGGTGGCGTGTACCGCCTGCCAATGGACCGGCTGGCTGACGCCACAATTACCGCCTGACCGCCGCCTAACCCACCAACAGGAGGAACCGACACCATGAACGACAATCTGACCATGACGCTGGCGCAAATACGCGAGCGCCGCCCCTGCGAGAACGGCTGGAAAACACTACTGGCAAGCCTCGGAGGCGCCAGCACGAGTCTGGCGACTCGTGTGTCCCTTGGCGACATAGCCAGGAGTAACGGCCCGGCGGACGCATGGTGGTGTGTCCGCGTGCTGGACTGGTCCGACGCGACGGTACGACGCCGGGTTGTGAGCGTGCTGCTGCTGACTGTCCGCCGGGCCGCAACGCACACAACGGACGAGCGGGTCCACGCTTGTATCGATGCCGTGCAACGCTGGTGCGATGGCGATAATTCCGTCGATTTAGAAGCGGCGGCGCTGGCGGCGGAGGCGGCGGAGGCGGCGGCGCTGGCGGCGGAGGCGGCGGCGCAGGCGGCGTGGGCGGCGGAGGCGGCGGCGCAGGCGGCGTGGGCGGCGGCGGGGGCGGCGGAGGCGGCGGCGGATGCGGAGGCGCTGGCGGCGGAGGCGGCGGCGCGGGCGGACCTGATCGCCGCATTTCCCCCTCTGTTTAACCCCTACAGAGGAACCTGACATGGCAAACACCTGGGACGACACACCGATGACACGCTGCGCGACCGCCGCGCTACCGGTGTTGATCGACGCACACGCCTATTTTCATGGGCTTGGCGCGCCGAAGGCCACTAGGATCGCGGAACGCATCGCGGGGCTGCTGGAGCAAATCATCGACTGCGCTGGCGATGTGCAGGCGTACGGCAATAGCTGGACCGGCGGGCGCGGGCGCGAACTGGCTGATCGGGCGTACGAAGCGACCCGCGAGTACGACAAAATCACGAATGGCGAGTGAGACTCCCCTGACGCCACCCGCTGCGGCGGATGGCGACACGGCAGCCTTATCCAGCAGGCCCCTGCCAGGGGGCGAACACCAGAGAGAGGACACCAGAGACATGCGAACCACGATCATCGCCGCCGCCCTGACCATCGCGGCCGGCACAGCCCATGCCGACCCGGTGTGCATGAGGCCCGCCGATCTTGTTTGGGCGCCAAAGGCGATCCAGCACGATTTCGCGACCATCGACATTATGAAACGCGGTTGCGTCACCAGCCCGCAAATCATGGGGTACCTCGCGGCGCTGAAGGAACTGCGCGCCGACGCCAAGGGCACCAGCCGACGGGACCGCATCTGGGCGATCATGTCCCGCGAAAATCCCTGACCCGACACCGCCCCACCAAAGACAAGGACCCCAACCATGCCCCTCACCACGCTCATCTACAGCGGCCCGAGTTACGAGGCCTGCTGGCTGGACGGACCCCATGGCGGGGTTGTGGTGACACGCAAACGGGCGCGGGACGGGATCACATACCGCGACCTTGGCGGGCTTTGGCGCGATGCGTTCGCCTCCGCGATTGACGACGACGAACGGCACGCACTGTGCCGAACCCTCCTACATGAAAGGTTCTGACAAATGGGCTGGTTAATTTCCTACGAAAAGCTGCGGCTTGGCGAAACCGTCGATAGCTGGGACAGCGCAGCATGATCGGCGACACGCCAGCGGAGGCGTGGTTGCGATCCTGCCCGCCGTTGCCGCCACGCCGTCGCAGGGCGCTGCGCCGGCAGGTTTGGATCATCCTAACGTTGCTGGTCATCGTGGCCGTGCTGGCAGGCTTGGCGGGGACGTACAGGCTATGAGCGCGCTCTCCGAAGGCTGCCTCGCGTTGCTGCTGATCTTCGGGCTGGTCGCAGTGACGGTCGGGGGATACCGACCGCTCAACGCGGCCGAGCGCGCAGGCTGGCACGCCTATCAACAGCGGCTGGCAGCGGCGAAACGCGCCACCCCCGCGCAACGGGAAGGGACCAACCGATGAAACATAAAATCTGGGTATCGACCGTCACGCATCGCCACGGCACGAATAGCCATGCGGCGGGAAGCGAAGCGGGCTGCCGGCTTTACGGGTCCGACGTCACCAACATCGACGCGGGCGCCTACGCCAGCCGGGGCGAAGATGGCGTGCGGGTCGCAGCGTGGGTGCTGGTCCCCAACGAGAAAGCCGCGTCATGACCGGCGCCACGCGCCCGTTCGTCTACGCGGAAATCGGCACCGTATGCGAGGGCGCCGACACCCTGCGCAAGCAGCTATCCGCGTTCGCCGAGGAGCTGCAACGGCAAATTTCGCGCCAGCGCGCCGGATACCCGAAGACACGCGGCGCGGCCAAAATGCTGGTCATCGTGTCGCGCTCCAAGCTGGCGGACCCGGACTACGACATCACGGATCGGGATGTGTGGGAGGTGTCCGACATGCTGGCGCATTTCGCCCCGCCCTATGTCTCATTCGACAAGGCGGCGGCGGCCGATGGGCGCTACGGCTTCCACGTGGACGCCATGGCGCTGGAGGAGGGAATGGCTAACGGTAGCGTGCTGGTGGTGCGCAAGTTCAGCGAGATTCCGCGCCAGCACGGCCGCGGCGTGGCCATGATCCACCCCGATGGCACCGTGTCGTACTTTGCCCGCCGCCGCGCCGGGCTGGACCGCTTATGGGGACCGGTCGCGGTGTACGCCCCGACAAAGACAGAGAAGGACTGACCATGCCGACGATCTACTACACCTTGGACGCGGACGGTGCCTACATCTGGCGCGATGCCCGCATACTCGAATGCTCCTCTTTGGAGTCGGCCACCCGGATGCTTTTGGCCGACTACGATCCCCGCGACTGGGACCACACCAGCGCGAAGATCGGGTTTGGCTTCTGGCCAATGGACAATCTGACGCTGCAACAGCGGCAGACGCTTGTTGTCACCAAGATCAACCCCACCAATCGGAGAAACAGGTCATGAAATACCCAATCCGCGTCTGGGAAGAACAGACGCTGTTTGACTGCGCCGACTACATGATCGAGGCCGGCAGCCCCGAGGAAGCGGCAATTATCGCGAAGGAGTTGACGCTGGCCGCGCGCGATGCTGACTCGCCCGTCCCCGATATCCGCGTCACGACACTCGACCCCGGCGGGTTCGACGACGTGGTGCCGCTGGACCCTCACGAGGTCGTGGACTCCTTTCTTGGCGTCACGTTGCTGGACGCCAACCGTGCGCGGCTTCGCGACCTACTGCCAAAGCGGGCGTTCAGTCTGGACGACAGCAGCATGATCGCTGCTAAGTTTAAGAACGCGGCAGAAATTGTCACCGTCATGGCGGATGCACTTCGCGCGGCTTACCGACAACTGCGAAGCCCCGACTCCCCGACGATGGTTGGTGAGGCGCTTCGCAAGGTTGATTCCGCACTTCGGGTGGCGGGAGAACCGACATGACGCCAGAGGAATCCTTGCGCCGCATTTACGAGGCGTTCAACGATCAGGACGGCAGCTACTGGGCCGACAACGTGCTCCGGACGATCCGCGACACGATGGAAGACGATCCGACCTTACGTGTGCGCGGCGTCGGTCGTGTGGCCGATGAACCGCGCGCACTGCTGGTGCTGCTGACAGACATCCCGACCGACAACCAACTCCGCGAAATGCACGACTACTTGCGTGAGTGGAAGCGAGACTATGAGGATATGACATGACGTTCCCGCGTCCAACGTGGAACCCGCACCGCGAACCCTGCGGAGAATGCCACCTACAAGACGGCGAGACTTGCGACATATGCGGCGCCAGCGTGCCGCTTGACCCCGACCGCCTCCGCGATGACCGCGACGAACGCCGCCGGCTGGCGAAAGAGTAGCCCTACACCGACGCCTAACCCCTCGGGGCTTTAGCCCCACCTTGGAAGGAAATCACGGAGAACCGGCGTTTGGGACATGGCGTCGGTGTCCCGCATGCGTAAGGTTCCCTATCTCGTGGCGTTATTGCTGGTCTTCACGGTCACGCGCCAAATTCATTTCGTGCGCTAGCCGGCTCAAACACCCTAGCATTCGAGACGTATCGACGCGGCCAGCCCATGCGCTGATATACGACATGCCGTCCGATCGGATTTCAACCCAACATGCCCCAATGGTTTCTCCCGACCTCGCCCGTTTAAGGGTTTCTTCGAGGCGTTCGACAAGACCGGCATCCGGGATGGTCACGCCATAGACACAAACCCCAGGCATAAAGGCAATGTTTCCGTTATCAGCTGCTTCGGTCATGCTTCGGCCCCGCTCATCCAAACCTTATCTTTTCCAACTCAGCGATTGCCTTTCGGTGGTATTCGATCTTGGCTTGGCGCATTTTATCGGCGCGAGCGTTCGCGGCTTCGGCGGATGTGTGCCAATGAGGCTTGCTGTAATATAATCGTGATACCGATACACCGATATCGATTATATTTGGATATTCGTCTGAAAATATCTCCCCGTTCGCTTCGAAAATCCCTTTCGTCAGCGCGTATTTCGTGATCCATACCTTCACTTCTCTTCCCCTTTTGTCGAATTATCGCCGATAACCTTCCATCCGTTAGCGATGATGCGTTCCACCGCCACCGTTGCGGGAGGCGACGCCAGCGGCGGGGACGGTTCGATTTCCGCCCCAATGCCAAAGCCGAACCACGCCTCAAGCGCATCGGTGATGACAACGCGGAGCACGACCCGCCGCTTCTTTGCCTCCGCCTGGGCGGCATCGAAAAGCGCGGTCGGCACGCGGACGAATAACGGGGTGTGATCTTCGAGCTTTTGCATGCCCACACCATACCGATGGATTCGATATCTTATGTATGGGAATATGCGATATCAGGTATGCGCGAATTAGCCTTTTATTCGATATCGAATTGCCGCATAACCCCTTCACCGGACGGCGATGGGCTGGACGGGGGAATGGGAGACGGGACCATGGCCAAAGACATTTGGATTGCTGATGAAACCGGTCGCTGGATCGGCTGCGTGCGGAAGCAAATCGACGGGTGGGACGCCTTAAACTTGACACTCTCGGATTCCTACCACTTCGACACCAAAAAGGAAGCGACGAATTTCGTCCATGCCTATTTTGGGCCAATCGCTCGCAAATACGCCGCCTAACCCCACCAACCGGAGGAATCCACGATGAACGACAACCTGACCATGACGCTGGCGCAGATACGCGAGCACCGGCCATGCGAGGACGGCTGGAAAACACTGCTGGCCAGTCTCGGTGGCGCTCGAGCACCCCTCACGACACGCGTGTCTT